GTACTCACATACGAACACTTAGAACCTATTGAATCGACAAATAAACCCATGTTAGCGGTTGAGAAGGATATCTTAAATAAGGTAATCAATCCTAACAACATGGAGTACTTAAAGTACAATGAACGAATGTTTAACAAAGTGTATGTTCCTTCTCTAGATTACACATACTACTTAATTCAAATTGCCGATGAGGACGTAAACGTAATTGCCCCCTTCAAACATCAAGGGGATCTTTGCGCCCAAAACGAAAGATTTAGCTTGATACGATGGGGTTCCCAAGTAGATTTAGTTCTACCTCTGGACGACAGATTTAACTTCGAACTTGTGTTAGATGATACTATGCATGTTAACGCAGGTCTCGATAAACTAGTAAAAATCAACTATCAAGACAATGGCATCAAATCATCATACCGATGAGGTATTTAGAGAAAAAAGAATAGTGAAAAACCCTATTAAATTTAAAATTCCTTTAAACGAAGAACAGAAAAACGCTAAAGACGAAATATTAAAAAATACTTTAACAATTTTAGCTGGTAGAGCAGGTTCAGGTAAAACATTACTTGCTTGTCAGATTGCATTAGATGGTTTATTGAGAAGACATTTTGAAAAAATTATCATTACTCGACCAACAGTTTCAAAAGAAGAAATAGGTTTTTTACCTGGTGATTTAAGAGAAAAAATGGATCCTTGGATTCAACCAATTTACCAAAACATGTATGCTTTATACGATAAAGAAAAAGTAGAAGCATTAATTAATGATGGTAAAATTGAAATTGTACCTTTAGCATTTATGCGAGGTAGAACATTCTTAGATTCATGTATTATTGTTGACGAAGCACAAAACGTTACTCACGAGCAAATGGAAATGATTGCTACTCGTATCGGTTTACGCTCCAAAATGATTATTTGTGGAGATGACTACCAGGTAGACTTAAAATCAAAACGCGAATCAGGGTTTAGATTTTTGTATACTGCTGCTAAACGAGTAAAAAATATGGTAGGTATTACTCTTAAAGAAAATCATAGAGATCCTATTGTAGACGATCTTCTAGAGATTTATGAAGAAGCTACCGAAAGAGGAATTATAACAGGTTCATCAGGTACCTCAGGTAGATCTAGAAATTAATAAAAATACATGTTTATTTTGGGGGTTCCATTAATTGGAGCCCTCTTTTTTAATATTTATAACCAAAATGAAATTTCATGGCTAATATTCCTATATACGATGGCGCCCCTGTTTGGAACTCAGCAGCAGTTCCATTTGGTTTCTACAGTTCAGATGCAGAATTCCAAGCAGATGCTGTAAAAGTTGCTAAATTCTGTGCAAGTCGCTTAGGATATCCTATTGTAGACATTGAACTACAATCAGGATCATTCTTTACAGCGTTCGAAGAAGCTATAACAACATACGGGAATGAACTTTATGCCTATAAAATTAGAGAAAATTATCTTTCATTAGAAGGAATTCAAACAGGATCTGCTCAAGATTTAAATACAAAAGTAATTACTCCCACAATGGCTCGTATTATTGCCCTTTCTGAACAATATGGAGTTGAAGCAGGTTCAGGTGGTAATGTAAACTGGTATGACGGTTTAATTCCTTTATCCGCTAGCCAACAAGATTATGATTTAGATGCTTGGGCCACCGATGAAGGTATTACAGGTAGTATTGAAATTAAAAGAGTGTTTTATGAAGCACCCCCTGCGATTGTAAGATATTTTGATCCTTATGCGGGTACCGGTACTGACTTAGCAGGTTTATTAGAATCTTTTGGATTTGGTAATTATTCTCCTGGTATCAACTTTATGATGATGCCTATCAACTTTGATATTCAAAAGATGCAAGCGATTGAATTTAATGACCAAATTAGAAAATCTAATTATTCATTTGAAATTCACAATAATCAACTTAAAGTATTCCCTATCCCGGATCACAATGATTTACAATTAAAAATTCAATATCTTATTAAAGAAGAAAGAGCAGATGCTGCTATTGGATCTAGTGATGGAGCTATTAGTAATGTAAGTAATGTTCCTTATACTAATCCTAATTATAGCCAAATTAATTCAGTGGGAAGAAGTTGGATTTTTGAATACACATTAGCTTTAGCTAAAGAAATGTTAGGATATGTGAGAGGTAAATACTCTAATGTACCTATTCCCGGTGCTGAGGTAACTTTAAACCAAAGTGATTTAATTTCAGCTGCAACATCTGAAAAAAATGCTTTAATTGAAAGATTAAGAGCCTATTTTGACGAAACTTCTCGTAAATCATTATTAGAGTCTCGTTCTATGGAAACAGATTTTAGAGCAAAGGAATTAAATCAGGTACCATTTACAATTTACGTAGGATAAGATGGCTTTATACGGTGGTTCAAGAGATATAAGTCTATTTAGACATATGAATAGGGAATTGATGCACGATATCATTTCTCAACAATGTGTCGTGTACAAATACAACCTTGAAGAAAGTAAAGTAAATATTTATGGTGAATCTTCAACATCTAAGGTTTACCAAGCCCCAGTGTTATTGTATTGTTTAATTGACAGATCAAATCAAGATTTTCCAATACAAGAAATAGGCCCAGATTTAAAATGGACCCCTACTTTTAGATTTTTAATTGATGATTTAACTCAAGCAAATCTAGTATTAGAAGTAGGTGATATTATAATGTGGATGGAAAATTATTTCCAAATTGATAATACAGATATGTCTCAACTATTTGTAGGTAAAGATCCTGATTATCCTTTTAATGATGATAATGGCAATAATCCACTAGAAACGGATTTAGCTAATTTTGGATATAATGTATCTATACTATGTCTTACTCACTATATTCCTGCTGATAAAGTAGGAATTACTAAAGAAAGAATGTAATGGCTCAAAGACAAAACAAACCAACCCCTAAATCTCAAAGACAAATTTCAAATGAATTTGTTCAGCCCTATGATAAAACTATGGGCAATCCTAATTTATCCACAGGTATTAATCGTGGTACTAAATTATCTTGGAGAGGAGATACTACAAAACCTTTTACAGTTGGTATTAAAGATATTGATGAGTCCATTTTATATTATTTTCAAAATATAATTCGTCCTTCAGTAATACAAAATGGTCAACGTGTTGAAGTTCCTATTATGTATGGTTCTGCTGAAAGATGGAAACAAGTTCAAAAAGACGGATTTGTACGTGATAAAAAAGGTGCTATTATGATGCCTATTATCATGTTTAAGCGTGACTCGTTAGAAAAAAATAGAGGAATTGGCAACAAAATGGATGCTAATAACCCTCAAAACTTTGGTATCTTTCAAAAAGGATATTCTAAAAGAAATGCATACGATAATTTTACTGTATTAAACAACAGAATTCCTGAAAAGGAATTTGTGGCCGTAGTTTACCCTGACTACGTTACTATCACATATAGTTGCACTATAGCCACATATTACGTTGAGCAGATGAACAAAATTATTGAAGCAATCAACTATGCCTCAGATTCATATTGGGGTGATCCTGAACGATTTAAATTTAGAGCAATGATTGATAACTTTGCTAACATTGTTGAATCAACTCAGGGTGAAGAAAGAAATGTTAGAACAACTTTTAATATAAAATTAAATGGCTATATTATACCTGATATCGTTCAAAAATCATTAGATAGTTTTAATAAATTTAATGAAAAAAGTAAAATTGTTTTCTCTATGGAAGTAGTAACTGATGATGCCTTCTTTAATGGTAATGTTGAAGACGGTAGAATTGTTACTCCGGAAGTTTCTGAAAGAGAAGCAACCAAAAGAACGAATATTATTTCTTAATTTTATATTTATATCAAACCACACGTATAAATGGCCAACGTAAGATTTTTAGACCAAGTATCAATTACATCATTCCAAGGAGCAGATGGAATAAGTGGAGAATCTGGACAATCAGGTTCTTCAGGTTCTTCAGGAAGTGCCGGCAGTTCTGGTACTTCTGGAAGCTCAGGGACATCTGGTACTTCAGGTTTTTCTAGTTCTTCAGGAAGTGCAGGTTCTTCAGGTTCAAGTGGTTCACAAGGTTCCTCAGGTTTATCAGGTAGTTCAGGAGCTAATGGATCTTCTGGAGATTCAGGTTCAAACGGTACTTCAGGTAGTAGTGGTCTTTCAGGAACACAAGGTACATCTGGTACTAGTGGTGGTGCCTCGGGTTCAAGTGGTACAGGAGGTTCATCAGGTGCTTCTGCTGTAGCTAGCAGCTCAGGCTCATCAGGTTCTTCAGGTTCATCAGGTAGTTCTGGTGAAGCTGGTACTTCAGGTGAATCCGGTTCTTCAGGAACTAGCGGAACTTCAGGTTCAATAGGTTCAGCGGGTGATGACGGTTTTAGTGGTTTTAGCGGCTCATCAGGTTCAACAGGTTCAGCAGGTTCATCAGGAGAAAATGGAACTTCAGGTGTTTCAGGATCTTCAGGTAGTTCAGGTTCATCAGGTACAGTAGGTGCTGACGGAGCTTCACGTACAAGTGGGGTTTCAGGTACTTCAGGTACTACAGGTTCTAATGGAGATGCTGGAGCTGATGGTACTTCAAATACTTCAGGTACCTCAGGTTCATCAGGTTCAACTGGTACCTCAGGTACTACAGGTGCTGATGGTTTAAATAGAACTAGTGGCATTTCAGGATCTTCAGGTTCAACTGGTACTTCAGGTACAGTAGGTGCCACAGGAGCTTCACGCACTAGTGGCGAATCCGGAACTTCAGGTACTACAGGTTCAAGTGGTACAGCTGGTACTAATGGTGCTAGTTTTACATCAGGCGAATCTGGAACCTCAGGTTCAACAGGTACTTCAGGTACAGTAGGTGCCACAGGAGCTTCAAGAACTTCAGGTCAATCAGGAACTTCAGGTTCAACTGGTTCAGCAGGTACAACAGGTGAAAATGGAACAGCAGGTCAATCTGCTTTAAGTAATACATCAGGAACATCTGGATCTTCAGGTACTACAGGTAGTGCTGGAGATGCAGGTGAATCAAATTTATCAGCTACCTCAGGTACAAGTGGTACCTCAGGATCTACAGGTACAAGTGGTACTGTAGGAGCTGACGGAGCTTCACGTACAAGTGGGGTTTCAGGTACTAGTGGTTCTACTGGTACAAGTGGTAGTGTAGGAGCAGATGGTTCTTCACAAACCTCAGGTACTAGTGGTACTTCAGGTTCAACTGGTTCAGCAGGAGCTGCAGGTGAATCAAATTTATCATCAACCTCAGGCACAAGTGGTACTTCAGGTACTACAGGTTCCGCAGGAGATGCAGGTGAAAGTAACTTATCTTCTACTTCAGGTAC